CAAGTCTCAGATCAAGTCTCAGATCAAGTCTCAGATCAAGTCTGGGATCAAGTGAGAGAGAATATCAAATGAAAAATGTGAAAAAACAAGTCTCGAATCAAATCCGAAATCAAGTCTGGGATCAAGTCTGGGATCAAGATTCGAATCAAATCCGAAATCAAGTCTGGGATCAAGTCTGGAATCAAGTTTCGAATCAAATCCGAAATCAAGTCTGGAATCAAGTCTATAATCAAGTCTGGGATCAAGTTCAGAATCAATTAAAAAAAGATACAAAATGAAACATGTGAAAAATCAAGTATATTATCAAGGCAGGAATCAAAACAGAAATCAAGTCAGGAATCAAGTCAGGGATCAAGTCTGGGATCAAGTCTATTATCAAGTCAGGAATCAAGTCAGGGATCAAGTCTGGAATCAAGTCGAAAATCAAGTCCGGAATCAGATGAGAGAGAATATCAAATGAAAAAGGTGAATAATCAAATTAGCTATCAAGGCAGGAATCAAGTCTGGATTAAATTGATGGAACTATATAGTTATAAAATTGTAAATCAATCTATAATCGGAGTTTCAATAATAGATCCTTGTGTTTTTGTTGTAAATCAGATAAAAGAGAATGTGAAAGGTCACTAAAATGTTTTTAGAAATTTGGCAATTGATTGTCCTCGTTGTTTTATCAGCCGGTTGGGCAGAATATAGAGCATATATTTCATACAAAAAAGGTGCCAAAAGTGGTATTGATACTATGACCGAAGTTGCGATTCAAGAGTTGGGTAATATTGAAGAAGATTTGGTTTTTCAAAGAAGCTTTGTGATGATCAAATATCTTATCAATCGCGGTCTTATTAAAATTGACCCTGAAACTGGCATTCTTGAAGGCTATAATGGTATGACAATCAATCTGAATGAAGAATCAAAAAAGACACTTGATAAGCCATCCCATCCGTGATACTATAATCTCATAGTCAGAAAAAGGAATTACCAATGATGTCCTTCTCAAGTCTTATTGTACGAGACTTTATCAAGTTTTCAGTCGTTGTATTAATGGTAGCTTTTGCTTTTGGAATTATTGTTGGTGTTATTATCGGGAGCCTAGTATGAAATTTTCATTCGTTATGTCCAAACTCGCTGATATGTATCAAGTCAATGATTGTTCAGACCGCCTAGAATTTTTATATAACTATCTTGAATTCAGAACCCGATATGAAACCACGTATAGACAGCATTTGCCTAAGCAGAATGTATATGAATCTAGTCTGAAGTGGATAACATGGAAATCATGGATTCCTACTGAATTATATGATGCGAAACAGTTCGTGGATACATATGATACACTTCTGAAGGATGATATGGTCAATAATTCTCTTCAAGAAGAAGTTCTGATTATAAGTCAGAAAGAATATAATGCCTTTATGCATCATTGCGGACTTTCTGCGGATGAGTGGAAAGATCTCATAACACAACTTTCTGAAGTTGAAGAAAAAATGAAAGAAGAGGTTGAGAAACAGAGGCAATCTATGTTGAGTAAGATATGGAGTAGATTCTAACTAAATAAGGTTGCATCGTTGACGCTACCGAATGCCATAACGGACTGGAGTGCAACTCTCCACATCTCCACCATGAGAATACTGATATAAGTCCCGCTTAAGATGCGTGCTAATAGGCAGTTGGTATTCTCTTGATGGGGATGAATTAGGATCGACGTGTGGAGCTAAAGTAGAAGAGATGCCGGTAAGGAACGACCGATAATCAGTCCGAACATATAAATGCCAATGATAATCAGGCATTTGAGACTCGCCTCGCGGCGTAATCTCATTGAGTTTGATCCAACTTAGAAACAGAATTGGATCTGGGGACAAACGGGAAACTGGTTGTCCCTATTTTTTCATCAGACCAGGAGATTCTTATGCGTATCAAAAAAGTCATCACCTCTTCCAGAGGCAAACTTACAATTCAAACAGACGACAATAAAACCATTGTCCGTTCCGGCGGCACTGTATCATGGAGAACACATAATCCAGGCAATCTCAAAGACGGTGCTTTCGCAAGGTCTCATGGTTCAGTCGACAAAGATCATATAGGCCATGCCGTATTTCCAACATATGACCATGGATATCAGGCCAAATATAATCTGTTGTTTTCAGCAACTTCGGTTTACTACAACCTGACTCTCCACCAAACAATTCATAGATATGCCCCTATCTCTGATGGCAATAAACCAAATGAATATATCTCATATCTTACAAAACAAACTCACATAAATAAAGATACAAAAATGTCTGAATTGACAGAAGATCAGAGACTTTCTCTCCTAGAGGCCATGAAAGTTTTTGAAGGATATAAAATAGGCCGTGATACAATCATAGAGGAATAATACAATGACCACATCAAAAACACCATCAAAAAAAACACCATCAAAAAAAGCACTATCAAAAAAAACACCAGTAAAAGTTATTGACAAACAGTCTGCACCTGATGTAAAATTGTCTAAGAAACCATCCAAGAAAAGTGTTCCCGCGATGAAAGTAGAATCTCATTCTCTTTCAATGCTAAATCTTGGACTAACAGGAGTAAATCTGGTGACGTTTATTGCTTTATCATATATCGTTTTATTCTAATCTAGAGAGGTATAACATTTAAGAATAGATGCTCAAACACCAACATATTATCATCCGCGCAGAGATTTTAAATCCGCCACAAGAGTCTGATACAGATATGATGAATAAGTGGTTTAAAGATTTAATTGAATCTATAGAGATGAAAATTCTTATGGGACCATATACTGTATATTCTCATATGGTTGGCAATCGTGGCTTTACTGGCATTTGTGCGATTGAAACATCTCATATTGCTCTTCATATTTGGGATGAGAATGTTCCTGGAGTTTTACAATTGGATGTTTATACTTGTGCTCATCTAGATTTGAATGTTGTTGTTCAAAAACTTCAGCAATTTATTCTAACAAAGATTGAGTATTGTTTCATTGACCGCGATGATGATCTAGAGATTTTAAATCAGGGAACAATTGTATGAATAATTTTTTATTTGTTTTAGCACTTATAATTTTATCAAGTATTTTATATTCAAATGTCTCATATGGAGAAGTTAGAACTCCACATGAAAAAGAGAGCGTTGTTTCTGAAAAGATTGTGACTCGGAATGTCTGTTCCGGGTCTACAATTAATTGGACAATTCCTTCTCATGCGACAAGTGTATCTCTTGCGTATAAAGATAGAGCAGGAAATTCTATATTTGATAGAACATTTTCTGTAAGTCCTAATTACAGTATTCATTTGAAAGCGACAAAATGACAATCATTATTGATGAGAAAATTCTAAAAATTACACATGATATTGAAGAATTGGTCTATATGTATGATATAGAATATATTGATGCGTGTATTATGTACTGTAACCAAAATGATATTGAGATTGAATATATTGGAGAAATCTTAAAACGAAATCAGTGCCTTAAAAGTAAAATTCAAGTTGAGGCAGAAAATCTTAACTTTATTAAAAAAACAAGTAGATTGTCACTATGAAAAAATATATTTTACCTATCGGATATTATTCAATCAGGTTTCATCCTGAGACAGAGAAATTGGTATCTGATTATAACAATCTTCCTATATCGGATGCTTCTATCGGCGAATCATATAATTATATTTTTGAAAATGTTGAGCAAGATGAGCAGCATAAAAATTTCTTTCAAAATGTCCAGCACATTCCTAATTTATCTTGGCATGATAAGAGACATAATTCTATAGCGCATTATGTAAGATTATCAAATCATCCTGATATGGATCCAAATAGATATGATGAGTCTGAAATCACAGCAATTAAAAACTATACAATGGATTCAGGTTCACTGAATAAACGCATTGTAAAAACTATGTCAGGAAAAGCACATGACTGGGAAGTATTAGAAGCGGATCAATATGATAAATTGATTTCTGCGGCAGGGAAAACGCATGCTCCTGAAGACATGACAGTTTTTACCGGTGTAAGAAGTGCAAATCCATATATAACTCCTCAAGTTCGGCATCCATTTGTATCTACATCATTTGAAACAAACTTTCCCGTATCATTTGCGGGAGGTTATGGAGGATCGATTGGAAAGTCTGAGCAAATGAAAAAATTTCCGCATGCATTTGTTTACTATAATGGCAAAACAGCTACACACGAGCATCATATTGTTCATCCAGGTCATGTTGAACAAATCATTAATGCTAGATATGATCCATTTCATGCTGAAAAACTTACACATGAGGCAGATTTAATACAAAAAATCGCAGAGCGGCACTATCACTATTATCCTAGTAAAGGATCAATTTTAATTGATCCTGTGAAAACAATTCTTGCTCTTAATGTACCAAAAGGCACTCCGCTTATTAATACAACAAAAGCAAATCCAGATGGTGAGCCTCAAACATTTGGACCGCAATATTCTCAATATGGACATGCGACTATGCACCCATACGAAAGAGAAATCATTCTTCCACCAGGAGGATACTCAGAAATCGATCATTCAAAACCAAAGCTGATAACTCCAAACGCATATATGCTTGTTCATATGAAATATCACCATCCAGGATTATAAAATGACAGCCTTTGAAGCCTTTCAATTATATGTTGCTCTAAAGCAACACTTTAATCAAAAGACATATGATTATGTAAAGTACAATGGTAAAATAAAGACGACATATTCTCAATTTGAACATCGCAGGGATAGGTATTATTTTGAGAAATTGGCAAAACACGAGAATCCAAAGGGATTTTTGATTTCAAATTTTATTCATAATACATCTTTCTGGGTCGGTGAAATTAATCACAATCAAGAAAGCGAAGACATTTATATTTCTTGGAAAAGACGGCAAGAATCTTTTGAATATTTATTTAAACAGTGTATTTCTGATAAACTGTATAAACATAGCATTGAAGATTTGATTAAAATACCCGAAAACGAATATCCATTAATTATGGTTATGTATCTTCAAAAAATTGTATCACCAGAAACGTTAGTTGTTTTTGTTGACTCTATTCGGTGTTATAATTATTGGAATAAAAGTCTAAAACAAGATATTGTATGGGATTCAGTATCAAAACTGATTCTCAAATATAAACCATTTCTTAACTATGACGTTAAGAAATATAGAGAATATATTAAAACAATCGTTGACAGAGATTAATATATTCTATATAAATAATCATAGAAATTCTTTTGGATTTCTACATACAAAAATACAAACATACAAACATACGGAGATATACATATGGCAAATACTTCTTTTTCAGACCTTAAAAAGTCTCGCTCTTCACAGATTGAAAAACTCAATCAAGAACTCACAAAAGTTATCACACCTCAGAATGGATCATCAAAAGATGAAAGATTTTGGGAACCTACTGTTGATAAAGCAGGAAATGGATATGCTGTTATCCGATTCTTGCCTGCTCCAAAGAATGAAGATGTGCCCTTTATTCAATTATGGTCTCATGGATTTAAAGGTCCAAGTGGACTATGGTACATTGAAAATTCATTGACGACTCTTAAACAGGCTGATCCGGCGGCTGAATATAATTCAATGCTCTGGAACTCAG